GAATCCATCGATTTGATCAAGAATGGCCTTGTCGAATTCCTCTGACATGCGGCACGGCTTCTCATCCATCAGGATGATAGCCGCTCTCAGCGCCGCGATATAGTTCGGAAGATACCGTTCAGGATGGGTGAAGGCAAGATGGATCAATGGCGCATAGGTCAAATATGCGCCACCCATGGCAGATTCAAGAAGAAATTCCTGTTCGAAGTGTTCAAACAGAAGTCGTTCGGCCTGTGAATGTTCCATGATGATCAATCCTCAAATTGGTGAAGTTTATAGGTGGTGATGATACGATCCCAATTGACCTTCAGCCACTCACGCGCCTCGGCTTCCTTGTCGAAACGGTATTTCACCCTCATCCAACGGAAACAACAGGGATCATTCCCCGTCGCATCCTTGGGACAGGCAAGGCTGATGGTCCACTTGTAGTCGTTATCCCAGCGAGATGGGGGATAAATAATTCCCACCTGTTTCTTATCCCCCTTAATGGTGGTGAAAGGATTGGGACTGGCTACCTCCCTAGGGTTCTTTTTAAAAGATAGTTTCATTTGGATTCCCTAATTACAATTTTCCAGTTCTTCCCACCCATGATTTTGACGAGACCGATGATGGCCCTGTCGCCCACCTTCGCACCGGGATAGGATTGAATATGAGGGGAAAGAAAAACGTTCTCGTGTTTATTGCTGTTGACAAATGTCCATTCCTGCATAAAATCAGGACGGATATTGATGCACTGGACTTCATATTCATCGCGCATATCAAATCTCCTTCGTCGTTATAATAAGGCTCGGCGCGTGGCAATCGAACCACCCCAAATGGTTGGCTTTACGGGGCATACCCGCTGCCTTGAATTTAATCAAAACCATTCTTTGAATTCCGTTTACGCCGAGATAACCCTGAATTAGAAGGGCAGAATAACCTAGGTGGTCTGGTTTGTCAATATCAATTTCAAAAGATTTTTAATTTCAGAAAGGTCGGTCTTCACCGTCTCAAATTCGTTGACCATATCCCGCACCTTCTGCTCATGGCTGCGCCGCTTCTTATAGGCGTTGAAGGCCTCTACATTGGTGTTTAGAATGGCCCCAGACTGCGTATCCCGAACGAGGGAGGGCTCACCCTCCACCTGATAATATCGAGGCTCTTCGCTCATTTTAAACCGACGTGCAGACGGCCACCATGTCGGTCAGCCGTGGAACAAGATATGACCCGGCATTTGAAAGAAGCACCAGCTTGATGGCGAAGGTATCAAATGTGGCATAATTAACACCAGAATTAGATGTATAACTAACCAGACCATTATTCGCTCCGTTTAGATATGCCGTGTTGAGGAAGGCATTTCCAGAAGGAAGACTGTTGGCGAAGTTAAAGATATACTGGTTGAAATCCTGATTATTAATTTGTGATGATCTGGTCAGGTTAGTCGTGTACATAGGTGTCCATGACTTACTTGAGAATGGATCATTGTCATACTGATTCAAAAGTTTTGCGTAGCAGTAGATCGAAGTATTCGCAGGATAATATGCCCCTAAATAGACTGTCAGATTTTCGGCTTCCATCCCCTGTAGAAGAGTAACGGTGGTGGAAATATACTTGTCGATGGCCTGACCACTGTTGGTGATTTCTGAAGTGAACACGTCATTGTTGGAATCTTCTCCATTGATGAGATTCTGAATGCAGAGAGCCCCAGACTTCACATTATTGATGGCGGGAGAAAGATAAGGCGAGGTCGAAGTCATGTTGCCATAGACGGTTAGTGACTTATTTCCTGAATTATATCTCATTTCATTTGATTTCGACATGACGACACGTTCTTTATCCAAGAAATCTGTTGACTGACCGAAAGTTAGTGAAGTCTGGGATGGGTCGGCAGAATATGAATTAAATGAATTTGCCACACCCTTCATGGTGAAGTTCAAAGTTGTGACGGATGGAATCGACACCGCAAACTTAGGCATGAAGGTGTCATAAGGCACGTCATTTAGGGTGGCGATAGCCGCAGAGGCAAGAGAACGTGATCCGATGATGATCCCATTATTTGTTGAAAGGTAAACCGTCGAGTTGGCGGTAGAATTTCCGACACTGATAACAGAACTGTTAACAGTCTTGATAATACCAGTCAGACCACCATTTGAGGTAAGCATACCCATTGAACAATTATTATCAGTAAAGATAGGCACCGTGTTGATCACAAATGATCCTGTCGTCACCGAGTTAACATTGGCCACCATCGTAGAATTATTTGTATTACTGAATAGATAAATCTTTGTGTTGGCAAGCAGGCCTGTCGTATTTCCTGTAACCGTTGTCGAGACGTTGGAGACAGAAATATTAGCAGCCTGAATCACGGTGTTGGAATAATAAACAGGTTCCCCAAGGGTGAAAACTCTTGAAGTGCTGTAAACTTCCAAATAATCCGTGTCGTCGTTATTATAAACGGCCACACCCTGAGAGGCGGTGAAGTCAGCGATGTTAAGGTTAAACTTGATGGCCTCGTTCTGAAATGCTGTCCATGTAGAATTCTGTGATGACAAGAACATATCACCAATAAAACTCAATGTGTAAATTGGAGCATTTGTCAAGACATCGGTTCCTGAAATGACGCCAGTCCACAGATCATAGTTAGGATTTGCGCCGTCAGGAATGATGACGAAGCAGTAATCCGATCCTGACGCCAAGAATACGGGTTCAGGGAATAAAATATTCGTTCCCACAGAAGCATTTTGTGATGTGTTTATCTGACTTGGCAACACATGCACCTGAGAACCCGGCTGAATATCAATACCGGGATATCCATTAACCATATCTCTGATCATAACAGTTATTCCAAGACTTGGATCAGTCGCGGCAAAAAACACATCAAGAGATGTAATATACACACCTTGCACGTTTTGTGGAAGATTTGTTGAAAGAATAGAAAATGCCTGAGCAATTGGTTCATGTTCAACGAACCAATAAGTACCATTCCAAACAGCATTACCCGGATTTGGTGGAATAATTTGTGGCGTCGTTACTGTTGTGTTATTGGCATAGGTAACCATAGACTGAGAAACAGTTGTGGTGGAAATCTGTGGTTCTGTCGTCTGTAGGGTAAGGTTGTTCACCGTATACGCAAGGTTGGTGCCCTGATATTCACATGAGGCAATAGTAGTAATAATATTACTTTGGGTAATAAGATTAGAAATATCCATAATCTGAAAATTAATGCTTCCTGTATAGAAAGTATTTGCGGGAAGGTAGAAATATCCCCAGAGTTGACCTATCGCGTCGGTGATCATCGTGGACGTTGGAAGAATATTATAATTTGAATCCGTCTGTACACAATATTGTGAGATAGACTTGTCGTTGAAATAAGTCCATACCTGTGTATTTGGCTTCAGACCATTGGCATAGAATTTAATTAATTGCGCCTGACAGAATGGCTGAAGTGAAACATCGGTAACAACATTACCAAAACTATATGTACTTGTTACAGGAGCCATAGAAAGTGTGGTTCCGGTCTGTGTATATGTATTGGCCTGAGATGTTGTTGTGGTTGTTGTGGTTCCAACCACGGATGTATTTTTTGATGTTGTACTAGAAGTTTCGTTCCAAGTTCCCCACTGAGTTGTCCATGCATTGGCAAGATCAACCCAATTTGAATATGAGTTTAGGTCAACAACGACGGCAGGATTTACCGTAACGTCAGGCATATAGTTTCCAGATGGAGACAATACAACTGTTCCTGCCCAATTATAAAGAATACTTTCGGCGCAATTTCTTTCCTGTGAGGCGAAAGGCTGAGAAATCCATGGCTTAACTTCTGTATAATCAAGAGTCAACAGTAGTCCATCAGAAGATTGTTCAATATTTGTACTTGCACTATTTGCATAATTTAGATTAACGAGGAACTGATTAAAGATAGGACGAGCCTCGGAAGAAGCGCCGTCGATGGCGATATTGAATGCGGGATCAAGTGTGTTGGCAATACTGAAATCATTAAAGGGATCGGCAAGCACACCATTCTGGAATACCGTCTGGCCAGACTGATTTGTAAGAAGAAGATTCTGGGCAGACTGTTCAAGAACCGACAGGGCCGAATAATATGTGGCCTGCTGAATCTGACGATCAAGCACACCTATATCCTGCATCGTATATCTTCTGTTGGTATTATAGACGAGACTTGAAACAGGATTACCGTCAGAATTGTTAACATCGACAACATCTGTTGTCAGCGTTGGGTATGGCGGCACGTAGATTGTTGCCAAGGTCATACCCGACTGAATATCACCAGCCGGAACAGGATTTTCTGAAGGAATACCAGAATTTATTACAATACTTCCCTGTTGTGTCAGCCCAACAACGTCATATCTTCCGACATAATATTGAAGAGAAGATTCAAATTCGGCCCCATTGACAGGAATGAAAAGATTTCCTGTCGAGAATGACAGCGTGTTGGCCGGATTGACGATAACCGTGTTGGAGACGGCAAGAGCCGCGTTGGAGACATAGGGAATCGTGTTCTGGGCATAGATGCGGAAGTCGGCGCTATTTCTTAGGTTGAAGGTCGAACCGTTGGCCTGTGAGGTATAGGTCTGGATATCCTGCGTGAAGATTGAGTTGGCGGTGACGCCAGTGTCATCAACAGGATATGAATCAATTGAGAAGAATCCGGCCCCGGTTGAAACGTCCTGTTGATAGGCCTCACACTGAACGAGAAGAAATTCTGTGTTGGAGAGAGCCGCCCCATTTGGTGTCAGGTAGGAGAGACCATAATATTCGTCTGTCTGGTTTGTGTTGAGATGGAACTGGCCTGTGATCGATGGGTTGGTGTTGGCGTAGGATGAACCATACCAAACATTAGAAACCGCGAATACGTCAGGCACACCGAGAGACCATGGTCCCTTGGTCCCATTGACGTTGTTTGATAGGTTGATCTTGACGAAGACAGAAGTCTGAAGGCGCTTCTTGGCCGGTGAGGCGGTGATACGCTGCACAGGATAAAGCACCGAGGCGTTAAGAGTTGTTGAAAGATTATTGTTGAGGTTGACTGTGAAAGTCGTCGTGCTGCCCACGGTGATGGAAGTGTTTCCAAGCGCCATGGGAATCTGCTGACCACCAAGGAACTGAAGCGCCACGTTGCCACCAGCCCATGTGTTGGTTGCTGGTTGTGTCAGCGTCAGATATGTTGCGTTGGCAATGGCGGCAACCTGTTTGATTTCGTTGACGGTAGAGTTGGCAAGCTGGATATAGGCCCCAACATAAAGATTTGTCGCGAAGGATGTCGAGGTTCCTGTGACCACGTTACCTGATGTGGCGACTGAACCGGCGAGATTCGCGCCTGTTGCATTGCCCTCAGCAACGATGATGAAGTTTTCCTTCTGGGGAGTGGTTAGGGCTCCGGTTCCAAATGGAAGCTCGTTGGTTCCACCAGTGTATGAAGGCACGGTGACGGAGACGAGACCTGTGTTGGAGAAGTTGACAGTTGATGACTGAACGAACTGAAATTGTGTGTCAACGGTGTTAGAACTTGTCTGAAGAGTCTTGATGGCACTCTGATTGAAAGGATAAACCATCGCACCGAGGGTCGAGTCCTGAAGTGAGAATGTTCCAGCGGTAAGCACAACGTCGGCCAGTCCATAGGTTCCGGCATTGTTGGCGAAGACAGAACGAACGGAAGAGAATGACTGCCCCGAATTCATCTGGATGTTGAAAAGATATAGGTCGTAGACGCACGTATTAAGCCCCTGCACACCGTTGTCATATTCTACGGACAGAACGTTGGCCTTGCCAATTTCGACGCCGGGAGCCACTATAGAGTTGGCGGGAATGCCCTTTGAAAGGTTGTTCGACACCGCATAGGCTGCTGCGCTTCTCAATGAGATGGACTGAATTGTTGTTGGATTAAAGACGCCAGCAAATTCATTCACCTGAAGATAGTTACCTAGCTGCGTGGTGACGATCTGGGTAGGCGCATTCTTGACGGTGTTGCCCTTGGGAAGAACACCGAGCAACTTACCAACGATTTGAATACGATATCCGTTGACGTAACAAAGACCGGCATCAACTTCTAGCTTGATGTTGTTTGTGTCGATGGCCCCTGTTGAGGTATAATTAATTAATGTTCTGACATTGAAGGGATTGATGACGAAGTTACCATTTGTCTCATAAGAATATTCCGCCATCTTCGCGCCAATAGTTGAGTAGACGGTATTTGAGTTGACGATGGAAGGCTGACCCGCCACGAAGTCCACAATAGAGAAGAAATTATTTGTTGAAATTGAGGTAGACTGACGAGTCACAAGGGTAGGAACGATCTTCAGACGGTCGGCACCGGGAGACGAATAGTTAGAAACTCCCTGAGAATTATCAAGAAGACTCTGATCCTGAAAGGATGTGACGATGGATTCAATAGACTGGAAGCCGACAGAAATATTATTTGGTTGATTGTCATAGGTGTCGATAATTAATTCTTGCTTTTCGACCTGAAGAAGCTGACCCTTCTGGAAGATGGTGCCACTTCCAACAGCCACGGCATAACTTAGGCCTGTAGTGTTGGAACTACCTGATGAAATTGTGTTGGCAACCTGAACCTGACCAAGAACGAGGTTGGCCGACGTGACGAAGTTTAGAATTTCATCATTCTGGAATACCTTGATGGCGGCATTTGATGTTGATGAGTTTAAATATGAGACGAAGAGGGTGTTTAGGTTAGGCGACTGTGAAAGATAACCCTGAAGAGATGTTCTGACATAGGCCTTGAGACCCGAATTACTTACGGCTGTCAGACCATTCAAGTCAGCGATGGTCAGCGCCGCCCCATTCGCATAGGTGTCATTCATCTTTACATAGGCGAGATTTGACTTATAGGTGATGTTGCAGCCATCGACAATCGTGCCGTTGACGAAGATGTTCTGACCAAAGGTGCCGATCTGATTTTGAAGGACGGATTGAACAGTGTTGAATTCACGCGCCTGAACGGCGAATCCCGGCTTGTTGAGGACACGGTAATACTGAGCATTTGCATTGAAATCATCAAAATAAGGTGACTGATTTAAATTTGTATCTAAATTTCCGGTTCCCAAGATATTTTCCTTCTTCTTTACAATATGTTTTATTTATTGTAAAGAAATCAGACTATCTTCATGTGGTGGGTATGATTATGATATTCAAGAGTCTCGGCCCCATCAAAATCTGCGGGAGGAACAGTATGTACTTTGGTCGTCGTCCTGAGATGTTTAAGTTTCGTCCCGCGAGGCAGCACCATCTCATCCTCACCATAATCAAGATGTGCGACAGGATGCCCTTTAGGGATTGTAAACTTCAGAAGATGACGATGCCTCACATGAAGTCCTACCGTGGATTTTTCCATATTTTGTCTATCATTTCTTTTGGCGAAGTTTTCCGCGACTGATCTGTTTATACTTGTTGATAAGTAGGCAGGATGTTCGACAATTCCATCTTTATCCTTTATTTTTCGAGGATCATGGCGTGTTCCTGAATATACCTGAATATCACGATGAGCCTTGATATGATTTATCGCCTCATCCATCTTCTTCGTATCATCTTCATTATCTCTATTAACATAAACATTCGATGAATTCTGGCTTTTATTCCAATGATAATTATTCAGTTCTTTTGAAGAATTCGAATAATTTTGCAACGCCTTTGTATGATTATAGTCATCATATTTAAAATGATCTCTTAATTCGTCATTTGCCTTCTTCGCCTTTCTGTAAAGATTCATAGTATTGGGTGGCGAAGTCTCCCATTTCTCGTTGAGTATTTCTTTTAATTTTTTCATTTGACAATATCCATTGAATGTTCGTGAACCGTCGTGGCTGGATTAATAACACCCCCATAAGGAACCTGATGTGTCTGTGTACCTCGATACTTCAGCTTTGTTCCTCGTGGAAGGATGAATTCCTCTTCGCCGGGGTTATTAGTATGATGTTCCACATAACCACCGGGATGACCCTTGGGAACATTAATCTTCAGTACATGACCGACAACATTTTTATCTGTGATATCTGTTCCAGAGAAGAACTTGGCCGTGTGTTTATGAAGACTACTAGAAAGATAGGCAGGATGCTCCACCACACCCTTGGAATCCATTTTATTCCTTGGATCATATTTAATACCGGAATAGACAGAAAGCTTGTGAGGCGTCTTGTGTCTATTCAGTGCCGCATCCATGTCTTCCTGATTAGATTCATGATTTATTTTGATAGGATATTTCTTATCCTGATGTCTTTCCCATGCATAATTATTCATGTCTTCTGAACTTGTTGTATAATGATGAATTATGTCTTTATCTTCATCATTATACTTGCTGTAATGTTGAGTGAGAGTATTATTGAGATGTTTTGGTTTGGCCTGAGACTTCCAATTTGTTTCTAGGATGAGACTAAGCTTTTTCATTTCAACTCCTTGACGTGACTTCCATTAGGCACCACGGCTGAAATAGAACCAACATCCTCGCCATCATTCTTATAAAAATAACCCTTCTTGGCGTTACCCTTCTTCAGTGATCCTTTCATCAGACCATTGGCCTTACTATCAGAGTGGGGAGAATACTTGGTATTGGTCATTGGCCCTGTGATGGCGTAAGGTTTAATCGATGGTCTGACATTCATCGGCATCTCTTCCCCATTGTCATATTTAATAGGATGATCGGGATGCTCATGGGGAAAGTAATCATTATCCATCTTATGACAATTATGACCAGACTTTGTGTATGGTCCAATTTTCTCTAGTGTTCTGTTCCCGGCTAGTTTGGTCTTGCCGTATTCTCTCGTCCCATCCCATGTGCCTTCTGCTGGTATGCCTATACGGGCATTGAGGGCAACCTTAGCCGCCTCATGGGTTCCTAGGTGGAGGCCTGATGTTCCGCCTCTCAGGTCACCAGAAGCCGACCCATGCCACCATGCATTTCTTAGATGATCCTCGTTCTCTGTGATATGGCGAAGTTTTTTCACATCTGCACCGTGAGGTTAAATGAAGACTTAGAATTCGCCGTCATGGTGAAGGGCGAGGTATAACTTAGATAGATGACATCACCTGTATTTCTGATCAGATCAGGATAGGAAATCGTGTTGGCGATTTGCACCAGACCTTGAGCCCCGGAAGTATTTCCTGTGATGGTGTTAGGCGCGACTTGGAAGGGGAATTGATTGAGAAGATCACCGACGATGAGAACAGTATAGACGTTGCCCACGGTGCCGTTGGCGGTGATGGTCGAGATGGTATGACCATTACCGAAGGTTCCGTTGACGGCTGTCAGCTTGAGATAGGTGGTGTTGGCATATTTGATGATGGCCGTCGCGGCTGAATTCGCATCAGTCACCACGATACCTGTGCTCATCACGCCTGTAATTGGTGTATAAGAAAGATCAACATCATGCGTGGTGTCAAGGATCAAGGCGTTGGCGTTGGTGACGGCCTGATTAATGAATTCTCCCACCTGAAACAGGACCAGATTGTTGGATGAAAGAGTGAGACGCGATGTCTGATTGAATCTCTGACCAAAGGATGTGGTGGCGTCGATGGTGCCATTCGCAATCGCCATAGAAATCACATTGGCGTATGCGTTGGTTGTCGAATCAAAGATTTGCTGGTTGGATGAGAACTTCCCGCCTACCGCCGTCAGTCTGATTTGATTGTTGGTGACGACCTCCGAAAGAAGGCCATTGGCGGAATTGTTGGTTCCCATCACCACCTGATTGTTGGCGATATAGTTGAATAGCTCTGGTGTGAAGGTGAGCAGCCTGCTTGAGGCTCCTGACTTCAGGCCCAGCACCGTGCTGTTGGCCGATGAGTTTGATGTGTTGGAGACAAAGTTTCCATTGATATTATCCAATTCGAGGAAGGTCGAGTTGGCAGTTTTCACCAGACCGGCAGAATTGGTTGATGGTTGATAGATGATTTCCCCATTGACGAAATTATTCGACACCGACACCGTGATATTTGCTGATGAGCGATGTACATTATCCGTGTTGACATAAAGGTCAAAGAACAGAGGATTCTTGATGATTCCCACCTTGCGATACTGACCCATCGAAGGATAATAATAATTTTCGTTTGCCGCCGTATCGATGGTCACGGCGATACCGGCATATCTCGCCCCTAGTTCTGAATAGGCATTGGCCCCATGGCCTTCCGCAGGTGAGAGGACGGGATAGATGTTGGCCCCGCTACCATAGAGACCATTGGAAGAGATATAGGCGCTGGCGTTGGTGTATTGCTGTCCTGTGTTGATCATGACAATATCAGAGATGGGATAATTAGCCCCGAATGCGGTGTTGACGACCGAATAGGCCTGAGCCCCATTTCCATCACCGACGAAATTTACCGTGGGAGAAATGATATACTGAGTCAGACCCGATGGCGAAAAGAATGAGGACAGCAATGTCGCATTACCCGAGACCTGACCGTTGGCGTAATATGACTGGA